TGGGACGAGAGCGATGGGTCAGCACAGGTAAGGGCTTATTATTGAGGTGTAAATGGCGGAAGAAGATTTTCAACCTAGCGATGCTTTACCGCCCACGGGGCAAGACAGAAGAGGTTTAGCTGGTATAGGTGCTTTTTTACCTATGACTGTTCCTAAAACTACTCCTTATGGTGAGGTAAGTTTGAGCGATATTGAGATGGGCATACCTCCAGCATTAAAGGATGCTTACAGTGGTATTATGAAGTTTGGTGCGCTTATGCGTGGAGAACTTACTCCTCAAGATATACAGCAGTTAGCTTTTGATACGTCCATGAATGTAACAGGCGGAAGTTTGTTAGGATCTCAATTACTTCCAAAGGCGGTGCCCAAAGGTGCATTAGGTATGGGAACTAGCAAAATTATTAAACAAGACGAATTTTTTGAAGCAATGGGAGAAGAAGGAGCAAGGTTAGAGTATCCACGAATAAACGATTTGCTATTCAAATATGAAGATAGGAACAACAGAAAAGCTTTGGAAATGGCTTTCGCCGATCCTGATTATACACAATATAAACAAGTTTTGGATGCTAACTTATTAAGGATGTTTCCTGATGGTAAAATACCCTTACAAAGGATTACTAATTATGCAGAAGTTATGAATGAGGGTGCGAAAAAAAACATAGAAAAAAGAACTTTTGACATAGAAGAAATAGCTTTTGCAGGTAATGACGCCGAAAGAGAGCTGATAGTTAACCTGAACGGTGATTTGCGATCTTTTTCTTTAGCCAAAACGACTGGAGATATTTTTAACAAAATAGATACGCCTGTTTATCATTTTTCGCAAAACGTCGATCCCGGTTTTACTAAATTTGATCCAGACAAAGCCCCAGCTGCGTTAGATGGTCTTGGTATACATGTGGGGTCTACGCCTAAAGCAGCTGAAGATAGATTTATGGATTTAACTTTTGGTTTTGGTGGAAGAGAAACAAGAAGAAGTATAGCTAAAGAAAAGGGTGTTGATTATGACACTGCCTTATCATATATGGAACTACCGAAGGTTAGAGGTAATGTAGGGTATGAAAAAATAGGTTCTGGTCAATTTTCACTGCCCATACCAAGAAAAAGTTTAGGCGGATCCATACCTTTAAAGGCCGACCTAAGTAAACCTTATCTACCTGAAGGTAATTACAAATACAGTCAAGATCCAAAACAATGGCAAGAAAGTGAGATAACAGACCACCTTTTGGATAAGTATAACGATGACCGTGGAAAAAGCTTTACTATGCAACATTTAGTTGGTGACAAACCAAACTTTCCTTTTGGTGACTTTCGTAAGTTTATAGGAGAGTTTCGCAAAGATTTAGCAAAAGACGGTTTTACACACCTTCCGTACTATAACGACGTAGAAGATGTAGCGTCTACGTCATATATAATGTTAACAGACAGACCAAAAGGCAGCACTAAGGTTTTGCAAAGCCCGTTTGCCAAGAAGGATCCTGACAAGTTTGACGATCCGGACTTTATGATGGAAGAAGGCGGCGTCGTTAGTATGAAAGACAAAGCAGTCAACATCAACCGCGGCCCACGGGGCATAGAACCTTTTGTACAATATTTTGAGAATGGCGGCATAGTACAGTCAGTAAAGGACTACATAGGTAGTTTTTTTGAAGAAGAGCCGATTGTACCAGAAAGAAACGTATTTGAGGAGCAACGTATAGTTGCTGAAAACAGTCCTTATCCAAAAGATATACCAATGGTTCAAACAGAAAAAGAAGCTCTCTCAAATCTTGCAGACAGGGAGATGGGTTTGGAGTTGATAAATAGAGTTGGTTTTGATCCACTGGCTTACAAAATAATGCAAGCCGGTTTAAGAGACAATAGGACTTTATCTGATTTTCTTGAAATTTACCCAACTGTAACAACAGATATGACAGAAAAAGAACAGAAGGATGCTTTGACAGATAAGCTTAGAGGGCTAGGACTTGCTAGTGGAATGTACTTTCCCTTAGATAATATGGTTGTGATTGAGCCTATGGACACAGCAGTCTCTTACTTTCAAAGCCCAACAGATATGTTTATTATGCACGAAGTTTTGCACAAAGGAGCAGAAACACTAAAAAAGGATCCAAATGTAAACATTAAGTCTTTACGAGAAATGTTGGACACAAAAGATTATGAAAACATTGGAGATGATACTGAAAGGGGTAGAGCAGAGCATAGGTACATACAAGCCATAGTCAACAAAGCTTACTTAGATAATATGCTTACTAACAGTTCAATTTATGCTAACAGGGAGTTAGTACGAGCTGAAAAAATTATAAACGACCCAAATGCAAGAGTGGGTGAAAAAATAATAGCCGAAAGTAATATAAAAAACATCCCTAAATACATAGACAGGGATAAAAAACAAGACATAATAAAAGAAATTAGAAGATCTACAGAAATGTACTTGGAGCCTTCAAGTAAAGAAGTATTTAAAAAACATATGGAAATACTACATCCCGGAAAAGGCTTGTTTGACAGGGACAAAGTTTATGTTGAAGAAAATTTTAATTTAAATGAATTAAAACAAATATACGATACTTTAAACATGATTATGTTAAACGAGCCCGGCACAAAAGAATTTGCGTTAGAAATGTCTAAGGCGGCACCGGCTGGAGCATCGATAAGAGGTTACTCAGATCTTTTTCCACAACAGTTTGCTGACCCGGTAAGACCTTATGAAAAAACATACACTGATGTTACTCCAGATATGAGCTATATTGATGTCATGACAGAACGGGATAAATTTTTAAGAAAAGCGAGAAAAAAAAGACAAGCCGAAGAAAACAAAGCCGAAGGCGGCGTAATAGGCTTAAAGGATAAAGCTGTTAATATGTACAGAAATAGGTTATGATTTTCAAAAGGAGATCTAAATGGCAAGAGAACCGATAGCAAGCATCATGGACAAAGTGCCGTCTCAGGTTGATGAGACTGAGTTACTGGCAGAAGTAGACATTGAGCTTCCGGATACTTTGGACCCAGAGCTTATGTCACCTGAAGTGGACATTACACTTGAGGACGATGGTGGCGTAGTTGTGGATTTTGACCCGAATGTGGGTGGACCGGAAGGTGAATTTGGAGACAACTTAGCAGAGCAGCTATCGGATGCGGAACTTGGTAGGATCTCTGGTGAATTAACGGGTGAGTTTGAAGAAAACAAGTCAAGTAGACAGGAGTGGGAAGATGCTTTCGCTAACGGTTTGGAGCTCTTGGGATTTAATTACGAGGAGCGAGCACAGCCCTTCAGAGGAGCAAGCGGTGTCACACACCCTTTACTCGCTGAATCAGCCACGCAGTTTCAGGCACAAGCCTTCAACGAGTTGCTGCCACCGGGTGGTCCAGTCAGAACACAGGTATTAGGGTCCAGCACACCTGAGAAAGAAGATCAGGCGCAGCGTGTAAAAGAGTTTATGAATTACTACATTTCTTCTGTCATGGAGGAATATACACCAGAGTTTGACCAAATGTTGTTCTATTTGCCACTAGCAGGGTCAACATTCAAAAAAGTTTACTATGATGAGAACTTGGGACGAGCTGTAAGTAAGTTTGTACCAGCTGAGAACCTAATTGTACCATACAGCACATCTGACTTGGAAACATGCCCCAACATAACTCATGTAGTCAAAATGAGCTTGAATGACTTGCGTAAGAGACAATTATCGGGCTTTTACAGGGACATACCTGTAATACCGGCGCAGGGAGACAGTAACTCTGTACAAGAAGAATTAGAGCGTATTGATGGTATGTATCCATCAAACATAGATTACGACTGTACTTTACTTGAGTGTCATGTTGATCTTGACCTTGAAGGTTTTGAGGAGATGGGCGAGGACGGTGAGCCAACAGGCATTAAGGTACCGTATATTGTGACAATATCACAGGATAACGGACAGGTTCTTTCGATTCGTAGAAACTATAATGAAGATGACGAAGACAAGAAAAAGATACAGTATTTTGTACACTATAAGTTCTTACCGGGTTTTGGGTTCTATGGATTAGGATTAATACATACTATTGGTGGTTTATCAAGAACTGCGACAGCTGCACTAAGACAACTGATTGATGCAGGTACGTTATCTAATTTACCAGCTGGCTTCAAGGCCCGCGGACTACGGATCAGGGATGACGATGAGCCGCTACAGCCGGGTGAGTTCAGAGACGTTGATGCACCGGGCGGGGACATAAGATCGAGCTTGATGTCGCTGCCGTTCAAGGGACCGGACCAGACTTTGATGGCGTTGTTAGGCTTTGTAGTTGATGCAGGACGGCGATTCGCGACCATTACTGATATGAAAGTAGGAGATGGCAACCAGCAGGCAGCGGTAGGTACAACTATTGCTATGTTGGAACAGGGCTCACGGGTCATGTCAGCTGTACATAAAAGATTGCATTATGCGATGAAGTTAGAGTTTAAGTTGCTATCTAAGGTGATGGCTGACTTTTTACCAGACGAATATCCGTATAGTATTACGGGTGTAGATGGCACGATTAAAAGACAGGACTTCGACGACAGGGTTGATGTACTTCCTGTATCTAATCCAAACATATTTAGTCAGGCGCAGAGAATATCTTTGGCTCAAACCAAGATGCAGCTTGCAACAGCGGCACCCGACATGCACAACATGTACGAAGTATTCAGGGATATGTATGAGGCTTTAGGTGTAAGAGATATTGACAGAATATTGAGAAGAACTCCTGAGCCTGAGCCTACCCCGAAAGATCCGGCTCAGGAGAACATAGATGCACTGGACCAGATAAAGCTGGTTGCTTTTGAAGGTCAGGAACATGAAGCGCATATCATGTCTCACATGGTTTTTGGATCAACACCGCTTGTTGCAGGAACTCCGCAGATAGCTGTAGCATTACAGAAACATATAATGGAGCATGTAAAGATTGGCGCCAAGGAGCGTGCTATGCAAGAGATGATGGCGGCTACGGGCGGTCAACCTATGCAGGAAATGCAGAGTTTAGAGCTAGAGGCGAGGATTGCACAGTTGATAGCCGAAGGCATGTCACAGCTCAAGCAACTAAGTGGACAGCTCACGGCTCCCGGACCAGATCCGTTGGTACAGCTCAAGGAGAAGGAGCTACAAGTTAGAGCACAAGCTGAAGAGAACGACGC